CGGTTTTTTTATGGGTAAGAATAATGGATTCTACAGAATACTTTTGGCTTACTCGGAAAAAAGAACCTAAAACTAAACCTAAAAGCCGGCCATTGCCTAAGGCGAAGCAAAAATATCTCGAGGCTGAGGCAACACTTAAGGAAGAGCTTGAGGATTTGGCGATTGGATTTGAAAGTAAGTTTCAGCCGATCCATACCAAACACTGGCGCTTTGATTTTCATATAGTGAAATTGCGTTTGCTCATTGAAATTGAGGGTGGTCCCTGGTCTGGTGGGCGTGGTGGAAAGCTGTCAAATAAAGCATGGAGTCTTGATCGATATGATCATGCTGAAGAGATGGGTTACAAAATAGAGCGCTTTCATCCAGATTCTATTTTGTCGGGATATGTCATCAACTGGATAAAAAGTGAATTAGCGAGAATTGAAGATGGAGCAAATAAGACCATTTCCACCGACTGATTTTATTGATCAAGCTGAAGAAGAGGAAGCAATTCGTTTAATACCTGCATCAGATTTAAAAAAATGGGTTATTGCAAATTACTTAACGATTGGCGGACCTCTTCACAACCCGGATCATGACCATATTGCAGAGCTACTTCACGACAATGAAGAATTTTTAGCATTTGCATGGGCTTCTTCTGCATATAAAAGCAAGCAAGCTATGGTATTAGGCCAGTGCGAGAAAGTAATGTTTAACGTCGGTGGTTGGCGTAAAGCAAGACAAGAGCAACAGATGCGCGACTGGTTTGGTTTTGTACCAACATATTTAATAACGGTCGATGCATCTTTCTGTGAGCGTGCAAACGATACAGAGTTCTGTTACTTGCTTGAACATGAGCTTTACCACATTGGAGTGATGAGAGACGAGGACGGCGAAATCATTTATAGCGATAGTACAGGGCTGCCTAAGCATTACTTAGCTGGTCATGATGTAGAAGAATTTGTTGGCGTGGTTAAACGGTGGGGGCCAAGTAAGAATGTTAAGCGACTTATTGAAGTCGCAAAAAATCCTCCGTTTGTTTCGAATCTTGATATTTCAAAATGCTGCGGAAACTGCGTAATCAACTGAGCCGAATGGCTCTTTTTTTTGCCTTCTTTGCTAGACGTAGCTAGACAAAGGTGGGGGTATGGCTGCACTTAAAGAACAGGTAAAAATATTTATTGTTCAAGCGCTTGCCTGCATGGATACCCCTCAACAGGTAGCTAATGCTGTCAAGCAAGAATTTAACATTGAGATTGATCGAAAACAGGTACAACTTTATGACCCGACAAAAGCGGCAGGAAAGAATTTAAGTAAGAAATATAAAGACCTTTTTCATAAAACCCGAGAGGACTTTAAAAAGAATGTTTATGACATCCCTTTAGCTAATAAAGCCTATCGGCTTAAAGAACTTCAGAAGATTTATGAAGACTGGAAGAACAACAGGCTTATGAAGCAAGGGGTTATTAAACAGGTTCGGGAAGAAATGCAGGGTTATGACCTGATGTTATTAAATCTTGAGTTAAAGCAACTTGAGATTGAAAAGTTAAGAGAGGGTGAAGGTGATGAAGATCCAACACCAGTCAAGGTAACTATTCAAGTTGTGGATGCGAGTAAAAAAGATGCCGAACATCAATCCGACACTGAATGTACCTCAGGCTAATTTTTTGCAGATGGAAAAGAAGTTCCGCGCATTTGTCGCTGGCTTTGGATCGGGAAAGACTTGGGTTGGATGCTCCAGTTTATGCAACAAAGCTTGGGAATTCCCTAAAGTACCTTTGGGTTATTTTGCTCCAACTTACCCGCAGATTCGCGACATTTTCTTTCCAACTATTGAAGAGGTTGCTTTCGATTGGGGGCTTAAAACTAAGGTTTATGAAACCAATAAAGAGGTGGATATCTATTATGGTCGGCAATATCGAACGACAATCATTTGCCGGTCTATGGAGAAACCAGCAACAATTGTAGGTTTTAAAATTGGCCACGCCTTGATTGATGAACTTGATGTTATGGCCAAGGTCAAAGCTCAACAGGCTTGGCGTAAGATCATCGCGCGTATGCGTTATAAGCAAGCTGGTTTGCTCAACGGTATTGATGTGGCCACTACACCTGAAGGTTTTAAGTTTACATACGAGCAATTTGTTAAAGAGGCAAATAAATCAGAGGCTAAGCGTAAGCTGTATGGAATGATTCAAGCTTCAACTTATGACAATGAGGCTAATCTTCCAGATGACTATATATCATCACTTTATGAGTCTTATCCGCCGCAGTTAATTTCAGCTTATCTAAGAGGGCAGTTTGTCAATTTAACCAGTGGTGCTGTTTACCCCGACTTTGATCGAGTTCTAAACCACACGGATGAAGAAATTAAGAAAGGTGAGCCTTTACTCATTGGTATGGATTTTAACGTGCTTAAAATGGCTGCTGTGGTTTATGTCATTCGAGAAGGGAAGCCAAGAGCTTTAGATGAACTGGTTGGCGTTAGAGATACTCCGACGATGTGTCAATTGATTAATGAGCGCTTTCCAGATCACGATATTACCGTGATTCCAGATGCTTCAGGTCAGGCAACATCTTCAAAGAACTTCAGTGAATCAGATCATGCAATCTTAAAGAAAAATGGATTCAAAGTTGAAGTGAATGGTGTGAATCCCGGAATTAAAGATCGTATTACTGCTGTTAATGCACAAATCCTAAATGCTGAGGGTGAACGACATTTAAAAGTGAATACAAACAAGTGCCCTAACTTTACGGCTACTTTAGAACAGCAAGTCTATGATGATTTTGGAATGCCTGATAAAAGTGCTGGTTTGGACCATGTGGGTGATGCTGGCGGTTATCCAATAGCTAAGCGGTTCCCAATCATTATTCAGAAAGTCTTTAAACAGCGCAAAATCGCTGGTTTTTCTCATTAAACAACGCACCTTTAATGGTGCTTTTTTATTGGTGTTTTTATGGCAGTTACTGATAAACATCCGCAGTATATTGCTGCACAAAAAAGCTGGTTGATTATGCGTGATGCCGTTGCCGGTGAAGAGCAGATCAAACAGGCACAAACAAAGTACTTGGCTAAATCGGCTGGCATGATTGAAGCTGAAAAGCAGGGAGATACAGCTGGAGAGATTTACAAAGCTTATTTAAGCCGTGCTCAGTATCCGTTATGGGTTCAAGATTCTCTCCGCACGATGATTGGTTTGGTTTCAAAGTTAGATCCAAATATTGTGATTGAAAGCACTTTGCTGCAAGGGCTTATCACGAATGCAACCAATGACGGATTTGGTCTTAAACAGCTCTTTATCCGAATTTGCTTAGAATTATTGGAATATGGTCGCTGTGGATTGCTGGTTGATGTCGATGCTAAAGGCGTGCCTTACTTCGCGCTTTACGATGCTTTATCCATTATTAACTGGAAAGAAAACAGTATAGGTGGCCGCAAAGATCTAAAACTATTAGTGCTTGAGGAGCAATTTGATAATAGTGAAGATGAATTTGGCCATAACACAAAGACAGTTCATCGTGTTTTATCTATGACAGACGGCGCTTTATCAGTTCGATTATTTGATGGTTCTACTGAAGAAGATAAAACACCTGATCTAGGCGGTAATCTGCTTTCTTTTACGCCATTCGTTTTTTGCGGTACCACTGACAATTCGCCAGATGTTGGAACGGTCCCGCTTTTGACAATGGCTAAAGCTGCTTTGAAGTATTACCAGCTTAGTGCGGACTATTTTCAGTCACTTCACCATACAGCGCACCCGCAACCATGGATTAACGGTATTGATGATGAAGATCCCGATCTTAGCGTTACAGGTGTAATGGCTGTCTGGAGCCTGCCCAAAGATTCGCAATGTGGTTATTTGGAAATTTCAGGTAATGGTATTGAACTCACAAAGCATGAAATGGATGCACAAAAAAACGCAGCTCTTGAAGCTGGAGCAAAGGTGATTGATACCAATTCACAAGAGTCAGGTGAAGCACGACGTGCGCGTCAGGATGACCAACAAGCAAGCCTACATAGCATTGTCACTTGTGCTGCTGCGGCTATTGAGCAGGCTATCAAATATGCTGCTCAATGGTTAAAGCTAGACCCATCTAAATACTCTTTTACGGTTGATCCTGAATTTATTGTTCAGCAATACGATATCAATCTTGCTAAGCAACTATATGAAGGCGCCATAGCTGGAAAGAATTCGTTCCAGACGTATTGGGAATATATCGCTACTGGTAAGCTGCCAGCTCATGATTTTCAGGAAGAGTTGAAGCGTGTTGAAAGTGAGCGCGATAGTATGCCGCTTTAGGAGTAATAAATGGCCTCAGAAGATAAATCACTGCTCGAGGTATTAACTCAACATCAAGCATATTTGTTCCGGGCATCGTCTCAATCAGTTAAGGAATTACTAACAATCTTTAATGATGAGTCAGCTTTAATGCTGGCAAAGCTTCGGGATTTGTTGGATGAGTTAAATGATTCTGAGAAAGCAGCTCTTGCAGCGGGTCTTTACACAACGGCCAACCTCAAGGAGATACGAGATTTAATATCCGGCTGGCATACAAGTCTAAATTCTTCATTGCCTGAAGCTTTTGCAGTTTCAGCAACTGCAATGGCTGTATATGAGGCTAATTACACAGCTAAGTTATACGGCGGCAAGATTAAGAAACCTAACGGTGAAAAGCTATATACAGCAGCTAAAAAAGTACCCTTAGTAGGTGGAGCATTAGTTGATGATCTTCTTTCCAATATTGCTGAGACTGCACGCCAAAAAGTTGAATATGCTATTCGGGAAGGCATTAACTCAGGTAAAACTAATCAGGAAATTGTTCAGCGTATTCGTGGTACCAAACGGCTTAATTATGAGGATGGGCTTTTAAGTGGCTCAAAGTCTGATATTGACCGTACCGTGAGAACAGTTCGCAGCCATGTGGCCAATCAAGCATATCTAAATAGCTTTAACCAGATTGGTTTTGAATATGTAAGACTGGTAGCTACATTAGACGGAAGAACATCTAAACTGTGTGCTTCACTTGATGGTGCGGTTTGGGAGATTAACGATCCAGCAAAACGGGTACCGCCGTTACATCCTAACTGCCGGAGCATTTTGGTACCAGTCGAAAAAGATGGTCTGCTTGTTGGCGAACGGCCATTTGTAATGGACGAACGCCGAGTTAAAGACATTCCAAAAGATGAGCGGAGCCAATTAATAGGGCAGCTAGATGCCAACACTACATTTAAAGAGTTCTTCAAAAAGACAGATGACTTCTTCCAAAAAGAGTGGCTAGGGCCAAAGCGTTATAAGCTCTATAAAGAGGGAAGGTTTGATTTTGATAAGTTCTTCGATCCTGAAGGGCGTTTGTATAGCTTAGATGAGTTAAGAAAGTTGGATGAAAAATCTTTTAAAGAGTTGGGTCTGTAATTTTTTCTTATGTTATATTTTTTAAAACATCAGAATTTATACAATATGAAAACAATAGCTTTTATATCTCTTACTCTCATCTCAATCACATGTTTAGCTGAACCAAGTGAAAAATATCTTAAAGAATATGATCGATTGTCTGAAGCTTTAGAGTCAGCAATGGCAAATGCATATTCTTTTGATCCTACAACTGGCCAAGTAAAACAGGCTGCTCAAGATTTAGAAGCTAAAAATAATTTGTGTAGAGCGACTCAGGCGAAACTAAACCTAACCACTTTTTTAAAAGACAATTTAGAGGAATCTAAAGAGCTCTATAAATCTTT